TTAGCCCTTTAAGCCTGCTCACAGGTGGTGGAACTAACGTGGCAGCTAATGTACAAGCTGGTAAGACTAACACCCAGAATGTAGGTACTACAAACAATGTAGAGCAGACATTAGTAAGACCTCAGGCTAATACTATCCGGCAGAGTAATGATACCTCTAAGGTACAAGCTGATAGTGTACAGACCGTAGTGGTCAATGAAGTACCAGCGTGGGTTATCCTCCTGTTAGTACTAGGGTGGTTATTCCCTAGCCCTAATGAGATAGCTAGGGTCGTAAGGTCTTGGTTCCAGAAATGAAAAAGCCCCGCAAGAGAACCCTAATGGGAAATCTCTTGCGGGGCTTTTGTTTGTCTACAAGAGCTTTTTGCCTTTTCCTCTTTTACCTGTCTTGGGGGACTTTACAGCATTTATGCTACCCAAAGCTATTGCTTCTTTTGGTGTTAGGTCTGGATAAACCCTGACTTTCTTTTTGTCATAAGTGTGCCTATTAAAAATCGGTTTTAAGTCTTTTATCAAGACCTTCTCAAGCTCCACAGCTTCTTTGTCGCTTAACCCTGCCGTATGCATTCTGGCGTAACTAAAATCACCCGCCTCTTGTAAACGTAAGATTAATTCTTCATGATTGGGGTCAATGCGTTTGCTATCGTATATCCTTCCGTTTTTACCTTTACCGACCCAGACTATCTTGCCTTCAATTACATGTAGGTATACGTAAGATACCTTCCTCATACGTTAGTACCCATACACACACGGTAGAAGGACTCTTGTACGCTTAATGGGTCATCCTCCTTAAGCACATAATAGATCGTGGTGGATAGCGCCTCTGCTACATCATAAGGAAGACCTGATACTACAAGAACCTTGGATGTCTAAAATAGGTACCTCAAGATCACGGGCAGCAGCAATGTTGTAGGCTACCTCCCCAAGACCTTGACAGAATGATTCTTGTTTACCTTGGGCTTGTACTTGTGTAGGTACCATAAGTACCAATGCTACTAGGACTGCTTTAATCATATTCATTCTCCAATGTACCCCATTACTACGCCAATAGGTATGATAGGGATACCTACACCACGCACCACAATCTGACCCATATTCATCTCCCCTGAATCTTGGTAAAGTGTTACGATATTACTACCCCACCCGTACCAAAAGAATAAGATGAATACTACCGCAAACAACCCTATGAGATAATTCATTCTTTTGTCTCGCTTTCTTCTTTGGACTCTACCATCCAGTTAAGATATACCTGAGCCTTCTTCAAGTCCTCAAGTCCGTTTTTGTATTCATAGCGCCACAGATACTTAATGCAATTACCTTTACAGTAAGCACGAAACCCCTTGGGTCCAAGGGACGCACGGATAGCATCAATAGCTTCGATACCATACTGGTTGTAGTGACTAGGCTTACTCACAGGGTCAAATTCTTTAGTCATACCTTCTCCTTTATGAAAACCTCTACCCACATTCTAGTGAGTGCGCTACGGACAATATCTTCTACACCAAACTCTACTACTGGTACAGGAAGATCATACTTAGTGACATACTTTAGAATGGTTGTCAAGCCGTCAGTTACCTTAAGATCAGATTGCATAACGTCACCATTGAGGATGATCTTAGAGCCTTCACCCACTCGTGTCAACAACATCTTAAGCTGGTCGAAAGAGATATTCTGGGCTTCATCCACAATGATAAAAGCATTCTTAAAGGATCGTCCTCGCATCATAGCCATAGGTGCTACTTCAATGTTACCCTTCTTAAGGCCGCACTCTACTACACCCTTACCTAAGTGTTCCTCAAGAATATCAAGTACTGGCAATGCCCAAGGTTCAGTCTTCTCTCGTAGGTCGCCCTTAAGGAAACCAATACCATCACCTACAGCAACATGAGGTCGTGTAATCACAATCTTATCAATCTTATTGGTGTTGTACAGAGAAGCAGCAATACTAGATACTACATAGGTCTTACCAGTTCCTGAGGGACCAAAGCATACCACTTGTGCAGAAGGGCCAATGATAGCTTTGATGTACTCAGCTTGTCTCTCAGTCTTAGGTAGGATACTAATGTGCTTCTTCTCATCTTCGAACTTTGTAGGTGTACGAGTGGTCTTGGGCTTAGGTTTCTGCTGTACCATTGTGTTACCTTCTAAGTTAAGTTAATAGCCTTTTATACACATGCTTAGGTGTTCTTGTCAAGTGGGCGCTTAAGGGTTACTTACTCACAAGTACGAATTAGCTGTCCTGTAGCCTCATCATACTTAATCTCGCAGGCACCACCCTCCTCTACTTGGCCTTCCTCTGTAGCGGTAAGAACGGAACCAGTTACGTCATTAGGTCGGTAAGTCGTGCAGCCTTTACAGCCGGAGTTATAGGCGTCTAGGTAGACCTGCTTAAAGGAATCAAAGTCGATATCCTCTGGCACGTTGATGGTCTTAGAGATACTGCTATCAATCCAACGCTGGGCAGCGGCTTGCATACGTACATGAGCATTAGGCTCAAGTGTTTGAGCTGTTACAAAAGACTTAGGTAGTGGGACACCTACATTATCTCGTTTCCACTTGGTAACTCCGTAGTCTTCTACAACTTCTGTTACCTTAGAGCCATCCTTTTGCATAACTTTACGTTCATAGCTAAGCGCAAAGATAGGCTCAATACCGGAAGATACGTTACCAGCATACAGACTAATAGTACCTGTTGGTGCAATAGAAGTTAGTAGAGCGTTACGGATACCAAACTCTTTAATCTGTTCCCGAATATGCTTAGGCATACCCTTCATGTTCTCTGTAGCTAGGTACTTATCAGCATCAAACAAGGGGAACGGACCCTTTTCCTTAGCTAAGTCGATAGATGCTTGGTAAGCTGCTACAGAGATAGACTTCATAATCCTGTCTGTCCACGCTACAGCCTCATCAGAACCATAGACAATACCACCTAGAGCTAGGGCATCTGCCAAGCCTGTAACACCAAGTCCAATCCGCCGTTTGTTCTTAGCTTCTTCTTCTTGCTCTGGTAGGGGGAACTTAGAGACGTCCACTACGTTATCCATCATACGTACAGCCATACGTACTGTAGCCTCCAAGCTACGCTGGTTAATTGCATAGTCGTCATTAAGGATAGCTACGAGATTGATAGAGCCTAGTAGACATGCACCATAAGGGGGTAGTGGTTGTTCACCGCAAGGGTTCGTACAAGCAATGGTTTCGCAGTAGTTAAGGTTATTCATCTTGTTGATACGGTCAATAAAGATAACACCCGGTTCAGCGTAGTGGAAGGTACTGGACATGATCTTATCCCATAGGGACTTAGCATTAATAGTCTTGTACACTTTACCATTAAACTTAAGGTCAAACTTAGAGCCTGTCTTAACAGCTTCCATAAACTCATCGGTAATAAGTACAGACATATTGAACATGCGAAGCCGTAGCGGATCACGTTTAGCCTCAATGAATTTCTCTACATCGGGGTGGTCACATCGCATTGTAGCCATCATCGCACCACGGCGTACCCCAGCAGACATGATCGTGCGGCAGGAAGAATCCCACACGTCCATAAATGTAAGAGGGCCACTACTATCGGATGCTACACCCTTAACTTCTGCCCCCTGTGGACGTAGGGTAGAGAAGTCATACCCGATACCCCCACCTTGTTGCATAGTTAGTACAGCTTCCTTGAGACCATCATAGATACCACTCAGGCTATCATCAAGCGTACCCATAACAAAACAGTTAAAGAGGGTCACTTTACGATCCCCTGTACCAGCACCAGCATTGATACGACCAGCAGGAATAAACTTAAAGGACTCCAGTGTCTCATAGAAGGCTTTTGACCAATAACTCTTATCTTCTTCACAAGAGGCTAGGTGTGTAGCAACACGTTCCAAGTGTCGTGTACCGTCAAGTCTACAGGCGTACCATCATACTTCTTAAGTCGGTATTTCATATCCCACATTTGCTCTGCAATAGGGGTCCGGAAGATATTACTCATTGTTGTTCTTTCTCTTTCATACATTTCATAAGTCGTTCTTTCATACCTTGGTCTACGCTAAGTTCCTCTAAGGTATCCATAGCAGTATCAAAGGTAATCTTGCCATTAACGTAGTTCTGGATAGCATTGTCACCAAAGATAGCCCAAGCTGGTCTGATGTTATTCACACTAGGTCCCCCAGAAAAACCTTAGGATAATTCTTGTTCTTTAGAATCTTGCCATCTTCTCTGCGTAAGATAATCCCGTCCGGTTGAACGCAGCGCCCAATGTTATTAGCATGTACCCTACGGACAGCCTCATCCAAGTCCCACCCTCGTACATTGGCATAACCGTAGATGACATACACTAGGTCGGATAGTTCCTTTAGCTCTGCCTCGGGGTTTTCTATTCTGTCAGTATAAGCTTCTTCCAACCACTCACTAAACTCTTCGTCTATCAAGTTTAGGTAGGTGCGCTGATTAGGCACCTGCTGTGTTACCTCTGAGAACTCTTTAACCATAGCCATTACTGTAGGCGTACTCATAGCAAAATCTTGGTTGTAGTATTCCTCCGAGGTCTGCCACTCCTTAAAGGCTTCAATATCTTCATAAGTGATCGTCATTAGTTATCCTTTCTACCGTCCACAGAATGTTGTCTTACAAAGTTGATCGTCCCACCAGTGATACCAAACAAAATTATCAGTACTACAAGATTTACTATCCTTAAACCACTTGATACGACCTACACTCACAACCTTATTGCAGATACTCATGTAACTACCAAAGTACCGATTGTGCATATAATCCGCTGGTAGTAGCAACCATGTAGGTCTTAGACTAATCAGGTGGTCAATGCAAGGTAAAAGAGTGTCCTTGGTAAAAGGGGGGTTACTAATGATACAGTCTACATGCTCTAGGTCTTCCTCTGTCAAGTCTGTAGCAGGCATAACCTTAGAGCCTTTTACAGTCTCTCTAATGTCACTACGCCAACCACAAGAAGCTGCACCAATACTAGAAAGTAAATACTCTAGGTCACCATCACCGTAGAAGGGTTCTGCATAGGTCAGGCCACGGATGAAGGGTACTAGAGGTGCTACGGCATTAGCATCAGTTGTTGGGTAAAAGTCCTTAGGTACTTTCTCGAAGTTACTACGTTTGCTCACTTCCCATAAGCCTTCCTCAGAGATTCAATACTGATGAACTCAGGTTCGAACACACCCTCGTCTACGTTCTTAAGGTACACCAGACCCCTCCACCATAAATTATTGCACGAACCCGCCCAGCCACTGTTGTAATCTTGGAAAACCCCGCACACAAGCCCCATGATAGTTTTACCATTGGAACCTGATCGAATAGCAAAGTCTGCCGTGTGACTGTGACCTACAATACAGGAACTGTAGTTCTTAGCTAGTAGAGATGACGCATGATGCTCACCACCAATAGGACGCCCCATAAGACCTGATACCATAAAGTGAGCAAAGGAAATACCATCTAGGTTAATGATACCCGGTGTTCCCCCCTCATACATAACAACATCTTGATAGTAATCGTCTAGCTGTAGGTTGCTGTAGGAAATCCCATAGCGTTCTCCTGCCAAGTGTGGTTCGTACTCTAGTACCTTCTTGATCCTATGGCAGTGGTTGCCCTCAAGGAACACTCTACGTGGTTGCTTCTTCTTGGACTGTTTCATAGGATGCCACATACGGTCTTGGAAGTCTAGCCCTGCGTTGATGTCCTTCTCGTAGTTAGCACCATTGAAAGAGGCCTTACCCTTATCAAAGCTACTCAATGAAGGCAAGTCCCAACAGTCCCCCATGTTCACTACAACATCAGGTTTACGGTCCTTGATGAATTGCCCTAGCCAGTCTGCCCTATCGTTATTGTGGTCTGGGTGAGAATGAATGTCGGGCACAATACAATAGTCTTTAGACATACTGGTTCACCTTATGACCTTTGATAAGCCCCCTCTTGCCCATGTAACGACCAATTGTAGTTCGTGTGCAATTCATAAAACCCTCCATAGCTTTTATCGACCCTTTCTTTTGGTATTCTTCCATAATGAGGCTGTCAGTATCTTCACAGGGGACTAATTTTTGGTCACCATAAAAACCTTTAACATTACCGGCTGCGGCATGGTAATTCATATTCTCTGCATACGTTACCCACTCAAGATTACCTACATTATTATTTTTCGTGTCAGCGTCCTTATGGTGAACGCAAGGCTTGTTGTCAGGGTTAGGTAAGTAGGTTGTAGCTACAAATCTGTGGACAGAAATCTTGAGACCTGCCCCTAAAGAAGCGTAAAGATAGCGACCCTTAGTGTCAGGCCAAGGCTTGATAGCCCTACCCTTTAGTAGTCTTTTTGTTGTGCCTCCCCACCTGTTTGGTATTTCTTGAACGCGGTCTTTGGAGTAAACTACCCCACAAGGGGTTACTCCGTAGCCTTCCGGGGTGACTAGGTAATCTTTAGACATTAGTATCCCCACTTTCAATAACAATAGGATCAATAGAAGTCTTAAAGTGACGTACCCATACGAAGGCTTCCTCTACAGTCTCGAAGTACCATTCTACATCGGATACTACACCCATGTGTTCTACCTTAACCAAAAGGTAAGCCTCATAGTCCTCAGGGCCACCCCATCCGTACTCCCCTACGTCACTCTGGGTAAATGGCCCATCAAGGATGCAGTACACAGAGATAGGACCGTCTTCGTCTTCTGTAGCCTCCTCAGTAACACCTGTAAGGTCAAGACCAAACCTTGCGATAGTCATACCTAAAGTACAGAGGTACATTCCGATGCCTATTTTAATGCTCATGAGTCACTCCTTTAACCAATCTTCTGGTATTACTTTATCTGCGTATTTAAACCCGTGACGCTCACACCAGCCACCATAGGTCTGTTTACTCCCTTTGTACAGCTTAGACTTGCTGTTACTAAAGACAAACCTAATGTCCAACTCAGGGTGTTGAGCTTTAACTAGCAAGTGTTTTGATCTATCAGAAGCAACAAACCTCCCTTTAGTCTCTATGATGATACCTACACCTTCTATCTCAAAGTCAAGAAGATACGTAGAAGGTTTCCTTTGGTAAGGGATTTTGGTCTTCTCGTATTCATAGGTTATGCCACAGTCCTCTAGCTGCTTGGCAATCTTGTACTCAAGACCTGACCTGAAGTGTTCCCTCTTAGCTGTCATTAAGTTACCTTCATTACTTCCTCAAAGACTATCTGTTTAGGTAGAATCTTACTACACAGCCAGACAGAAGAAAACGGTGGGTTAAGGGAAGGTTTCTGATCCTCGTAAGACTTAAAGTAAGCGATTCGCTTGTTTAGGTACATAATCTCAAAGTCGTTATCCTTAAACATGTGAAAACGCTTCTGAGACTCAAACAGACCTACAACCCCGATAAGCATAGCGAAAGGTACGCCCCAATCAAACAGCCTTGCTAAAACGTCACCTTTTACAGAATAAGGTGGGTTAGAGATGATGTAGTCTGTATTTGGCACGTCCATATCAAAAAAGTCTGAGCCACCCCAAATGTGTGACGTTGTGACTTTACAGCCATGCTCTTTAAGGGATTTTACAATCAAACTATCTTCTGTGTCAAACGGGCAGGATACACTTAACCCCGGCTGAACGTATCTCAAAATGGGTTCTACAGCATACCGTGGTGTGTAAAACTCATCGTTCTTATTAGTGATTAAGTCTAGCTTCATTTTATTTCCCTTTTAGCTGTCATTAAGTAGTTCATCCCTTAGTACAGGAGCTACCCAGATTTGACCTTTGTAACGTCTAAGGTGCAAGAGTTTTGCATTTTCTACTAACCTTTCATATGGATCACCTTCTAAAGTAGGGTGCTTTTGGTATGCCTCTAAACAAGCATTAAACAAGTCTTCTTCAGTTGTCAAGCCTTTAAGTATCCACTCAGCTTTCTTTGGGCCAATACGAAACAGTCCTAGGATATTGTCCGCCCTATCTCCTGTGAGAACTTGAGAGTAAAAGTATCTTACAGCGTCTACTGTAGTGGAATACTTCCAAGTACCCGTCACAAAGTTAAACATCCAACTATTTATCGTTAGGAAGTCTTTGTCTTGGCTACAGATAACAGTAGTCTCAGGGTCTCCTCTAGCTGAGGCAATACCAATCAAGTCATCCGCTTCCTCCCCTTGTGACACTACAGCACCCCTCTTGTCTATAAGGTGTTGCCTAGCTTCTGTTAGGTTTGTAGGTTTAACCACGTCCTTACGATTACCTTTGTACGGCGTAG